CTGTAGGGGCTGCTACTTCAAAATCATCACACACAGAGAGAAAGACATTGATTTGGATATCATTATTAATGGAAGAATTGGGCACGGTCAATTCATTCACTACATATACGGACAAAGTTCCATTACCAATCTTAGACGATAAAGTGTTGAGAACAAGTGGAGAAGTACCATAACCTGATCCAGCTTGGAAAAGGCCCAAATGGTGTCTCCAAGGAGTCGGTTGTCCCCAACCAACTTCAAGAGAAAAATCATTGTTCTCAGCAATGTCTACAATTTGAGTATACGCAGTGTTGTACTCCGATGACCCGTCTGAAGGTGTTCCAACAGGATCGTAAACAAACTTCAGACGACCCTTGTGATAACCACTACACACTATTTGAAACCGGTACTTCATAGAACCTTTCCAGTATTCAAATGGCATGGTAGCAAAGCAACATGCTGGCATATGGATCTCAGGATTCGTTGAGCCATATTGGTTAAATACACAAGGATCGACAACAATGTTGAACAAAAGAGTTTCAACTGCTGTTCCGACATCCCAGTCAAATGATGTAAGAAACGATTCGCGTGATGCGATTTCGTGAATGACCAATTCATCTTTAGCGTCAATCCCAGCTACACTAGGATCAATTGTTAATTCGTTCTTACTATCAACAACTAATTTGACGAGATTCTCCTTCCCATCGGTAACAGCCATTGATTGTCGAGTCATAGGTTGTAATGGAGCAATTTCCGGCACAGCGGGTTTAGAAAACCCAAATAAAGCAGCCATTTTGGAAATTGATTTTGCCCCAATTTCGGTCGCTATTGCAAAATTGCTAATTACAGGCACGTTAGTTAAAGCACCTGCAACTTTTGCAACTGCAGAAGCAGGTTTTGATATAATACCTCTCCACTCCTCCTTAGCTTGAGGAACAAGAGAACCAGGGTCAGTCTGAGTAAGTACTGACAAATCAACATTTTCAGCCCACACGAACACAGATATTGTGACCGGAGTTGAAGCACCATTAGCATGCTTCAAAGGCTGTAATGCAGATATTGTTATCTGACCCATATCTCGCCAATCTTCACTTGCAACATCTAACATGTTAAAAGGTGTAAAGAAAGGGAGAAAAAGTTCTCCTCCTTGAGATTCGGTGGGATTCAAAAAGATGTGTGGGCGTTGAGACGCTTCCACCAAATCGGCTTGAATTCCAGGACGGAGTAAAGTGGTTGAATCAAAATTGTGCAGTGGCTTATATGATACTAACAAACGACCATAATAGAAAGAATTTCCGTTCAACATGAACTTAACACGTAAATTGGCTTTCATCAACCTATAGTTCGTAATACGATTGATGACTCGCTTGTTTTCGAAAAACAATTGCCATGGGTTAATTGTAGTGTTAAGTGTCACACCTGTTCCAACAGGCCAATCAATTTCAGTAACTTTGATTGGACGACAGAAAAAATTTTCTAATGTAGCATCTTCAATAAGTGTGGAATCCCGTAAAGGATCAGCATTCATCCATCCACGCTCATCGACAAAGCCGGGGTGTGCATCAGTGAAATGCACGTTTTGTGCATTTAGTGAAGTGGCAGGAGTTCCTTCTTCCGGACCTCCATCGTCATTTGCCATTTCTAATGCTTGAGGTAGCGCGCTT